TCAATTCGAACAAGCAAGATACTTAATAGATCAAAATAGACAATTTGTACAAAAAGAAGTAATTAACTATATTAACTTTGCTTTTCCTAATTTTTCTTATAACCAAGAAATATGCGAAAGAGACACTGGTTTAATTCTAGATGCCATTGCTCTTGATATTAATAGAGGATTGAATGCTAATTATCTCACTAGACAAGCAGGAGAAAGATATTTTGCAAGTGTTAGTGGAAGAATTGCAGTTACAACTCAGCTAACTGAAACTAAAGCAGGAGTTGCGAGAGCCAGAGATATTGTAGAATCAGCTTTGGCAAATGATTTGTTAAATCAAAAAAATATCATTAATAATGGTATAACAAGAGCCAACCCTGGCGTAGTTACTACAAGCACAGATCACGGATTAGCAAATAAAAATATTGTGTTATTTAAAAACATAGGCGGAATGACACAAATTGAAGGACAAAAACTTTATGTTAAAGTAACTGGTAACACTACCTTTGAATTATTTACTGATTCACAATTAACTGCACCTTATGACACTTCGGGATTCAATGCACACACTAGTGGTGGTATAATTGGATTGCGTTATCAAATTGACGAAGATCAATTCTTTGACGATGGACAAAAAATTATTTCTAGTATAACCCTTAATAATCCTATTAGAGTAGTTACAACGACTGATCACAACCTAGTTAATAGCGATGTTGTACAATTTGCAAGCGTAGGTGGTACTGTTGAGCTAAATGGTCAAAGCTACTTTGCACAAAGGATTAATGCTACTACTATTGATTTATATTCAGATAGCGGCCTAACATCTACTGTAGATGGAACTTCAGGATTTAGCGCCTATACTTCCGGAGGAACTATAACCAGTGATGCAGATGCAAGTTCTAGTGCTATCAATGCTGTTAAGGCCAAATTTAATCTTGTCAATACAATAATAGAAAACGGTATTGATTCTGGAAGTACTATTGTTTATGGTAGCACATATAAAATTGTTGTAACTAACGGAGCGGCTTCTTATACAGACCAAACTAATCCTAACAATACAGATGCCCTACCAGGTAAAGTCATTCGTGGTAAAAGATCAGAAGCAATTGGACAAATTGTAAGTTTCACAAATAATGTTTCAGCAGAAGCAGGAACGGATCTTGATACAAATGCGTTAGAACCTAATCCAACAGTTTTTCAAGTTCATCTGTTAAGTGCCAAAGATTTTGAGCCAGGCGAACCTTTAGAATTTGGAAATTTTGTTAAAAAGAAACAGGTTACAATTAGAATTGAAAGTGGTATTTACGAAGAAGATTTTCCTATCAAACTTTCTAATAATGTATCATTAAAAGGTGACGAATTTAGAAGAGTAATTATTAAACCAAAGACAGAAACACAATCACGCATACCTAGAGTTTCTCAAAGTAAATGGGCACAACAATATTTTTATAGAGACAACGAGTTTGATGGAATAGATTTAGGTAGCGAAGGTACAACATTTTTAAACCAAGAAGGAACTCCTCAAGGTAAGTTCGGGTATCATTACCTATTCCGTGGAGATAGGCCGATAAATGTTAAGCCTGCATTGTACAATGGAAATGTTGGAGATTTTGATACAGCATCATCTATTGTTAAAAGAAATAAAGATTATATAATTGAAGAAACAATACAGTTTATTACCCAAAGATTTCCTGCACTTGTTTACAGCGAAGCAAAATGTAGACGTGATACCGCATTGATTATAGATGCGCTTGTAAAAGATCTAAAAGTGGGGGGTGAAGAAAATATACTAGAAATACAAGGAAGTTACCACACACTTATTACAGACGGAACTGGTGACTATCTAACTCAGCTAGGCGACAGTACACAAGAAACAGCTACTGAAGCAGCCATTAATAACATTGCAAGTTTGACAGGAAGTTTATTAGTTGGAAGTGCTCCGACCTACACTGATGGTTCTTATACAGCAGGAAGTGCAAGTGTAACTGCTGTTGAAACACCTGATATTACTTTAGGATCAGGTGAATCAGGAAGTGTTGCAGTAACTGGCGAACTTATTGATATAGTTACATTTGTATTTGATGTTGAATACAATCCGCCTAAACGTAATGATCAAATGGATTTGTTCTTAATGAGCGATGCCACTATAGTAAGAAACGTAACCTGTCAAGGTCATGGTGGATTTATGTGTGTACTTGATCCTGAAGGACAAGTTTTAACGAAATCACCCTATATTCAAACAGCATCAAGTTTTAGTAAAAGTATAAACAAAAAAACTTTTGCAGGAGGAATGTATGTAGATGCATACGTAGGTAACCTACCTTCAAGAATACTTTCAAAGACAAATGCCTTCCAATTAAATGTTCAAAGTAATCCAGGAGAAGGATTAAGATTACGTCCACCTCAGTTACCATGTCCATTCTATGTAGAAGGAAGACGTTACCAAGTTAATGCTATTTCTGATTATGACCAGGGACAAGGTACAGCAACAATTTACCTTGATGCTAATTCTAACGATGGCACTGGTTACGATGAAACACAATTTGCTAGTTCTGTAGTCGCAAGAGATATATTCTTCCAAACAGCAGGTAACAGAAGTTTACTTGCAAACGACTTTACTCAAGTAAATGACTTAGGCTATGGTCTTGTTGCAAACAACGCGGCGTTTTCAGAACAAGTATCAACTTTTACATACTATTGTCAAACAGCAATGTATGCAAACAATGGTTCTGAAATTAGAGCCCTTAACTGTTCAAATGGATATGGTAACTTTGGTTTGATTGCTGAAGGTGCTGATCCTAATGAGATTCCAGATCAGGTTACGCTTAAAAGTGATATGGTACAACCTGCCAAAGCATACGTAGACGGAACTTTTACAAACTCTTTTGATGATGCTAGTATAACAGTTTATGATCTAGCTAGACCTCCGACGTCTTCAAGTTTAATTACAATTGATCATGGTGGAGCAGTAGGAACTTTAAATTATGCAGTATCAGCTGTACAAGACCTAAGTGATCAAGATGGTGACGGAGTTGCAGGAGAATCTGGAGATGTTGTTGTTACTGGACTAGCAACATTAAACACTGGATCAATATCTATAACAACAACAGGATCACAAACTGGTACATATACAAATGTTCCACATTATCTAACAAGCGGTACAGGAAGTGGAGCTACAGTTAATGTAACAATTGATCATGCAGGAAGCCCGAACACAGCAGTTGTGACAGTAAACAAAATTGGTAGTGGTTATGCTGTAGGCGAAACTATAGAAATAGCAGGAACAGAAATAGGTGGAACTAGTCCTGCGAATGATTTGACAATTAATGTTGCAACTATATTTGGTACAAATGCTGGTACAGTAAGCAATAGAGTTTATAAATTAGATTTAAAAGCAGATGATGTTTCAGCAGAAGACTTTTTTGGTACATTGCAAGCTGGTGTAAACCTAGATACTATTATCGAATATAGAGATAACTTTAGTCATGTATTTGATGGCGTTAATTCTCCTGCTGAACTTGTAACAAGACCTTCAACAGCGATTAACTTTGATGAAAGTGATACAACAACTTACAGAAGCATTGCTTTTTCAAATACTGATTCATTCAGCCAAGCGTTAGCCGCAGACGAAATTCTTACAACTTTTGAAGCAGGTTATGACTTTGTCGATATGGCTGTATCAACAACTAAATTGTCAGGTGGATACGGTTCAGCACAAGGTGATACAAGAATAGCTATTACTCCTTTACTTGAAGGCGCTCCAGGAACTCCTCAAGAAGAGTATGCTGATGCAACAAGAATTACTAAAGACACAAGGACTAATGGAAATGCTTTAGAACCAGGAGATGGAGGATATGTTAGTGGTATGCGTTTCCTTTGGGATGGTAAAACACATGCAGTGACAGATTATTATACAGTTAGCATAGTGAACACCACAGGTAGTATTAGTGTTGTGAAAGACGAAACGATTACACAAGCAGTATCAGGTGCGATAGGAAAAGTATCTAAAACTACTACAGGTACAACAATAGAATTATATGATATTACAGGTACTTTTGATACTACTAACACTTTAAGTGGTAGCACAAGTGGTGCTTTAGGTTCAAATAGTGTGCCTACAAGCATTTCAAATAATGCTTGGGCATTTGTTTCTTTTGCAGATGTAGCAGGTACAAATATCAATAGTAGCTATAGCGGTAGTGGTATTAACAGTGCGATTCCGGCACAGACAAGAACTTTGACAGCAGGTGCTCATGCAAGTAGTACAGCAGAAATTACTATTGCTATATCTTTGCTACGAGCAACAGGACACGATTTTACACAAATTGGTACAGGTTCATTTAATGATTCAAACTACCCAAATGTTATCCTAGGTGATCCGGTCAATTCACTTGCAGATTTTTATACTGACAGTGATACAGCCACAAGTTCTCAAGTATGGGAAAGACGTAAAGGTAGAGTATTCTTTGTATCAACTGATCAAGATGGATTCTTCCGCGTAGGTAAATTCTTTAGTGTGGATCAAGCAACAGGTGATATTACGTTTGCTGGAGAAATTGGATTATCAAATGCTAATGCTCTTGGATTTAAAAAGGGTGTTACGATAAATGAATTTTCAGCAGATGATTCATTTGCAGATGAATCAGGTCAAGCAGTACCAACTGAAAAAGCAACAGGTAGTTTTATTAATCGTGTGCTTGGATATAATGTAAAAACACTAGCACAAATTTTAGGCTCTAGCAATAGAATAGGACCAGGCTTCCTTCCATTAAACGGCGATAGTCCAATGGAAGGCAATATAAACATGGGTAGCAACACTATCCAAAACCTTGCATTGCCAGCTTCAGGCACCGACGCTGTTAATAAAAATTATGTAGATGATAATGCTAATAGCTTTGCAAATTTTGCTCAAATGAGAGATACTGTAGTTAATTCACCTGGAGCAAATGAAATTGTTGTTGCAACAGGTGCAAAGATTATTCTAACTAATCCAGAGTCAGGTGGAATTTTCTCAGTTGGTGAAACACTTACCGGTGGCGGCTCAGGAGCAACAGGTACTATCATAACAATTGAAACTATTAGTGATGAACAGTTTGGAACAATAAGAAAAATTGTTTACACACCACTTTCAGGAAATTTTGACGATACTGATAGAGGAGGCGGATCAGCAATAACAAACGGCACTGCCCTTTCCGATATAATCTTTACTCCGTTACAAGCAGGAGTAGGTGGACCGTTTGACGAATTTAGTCACGCAAGTGAATCTACAGCAAGTGATATAAACATTGCTGTAAATAGAACTGCTAGTGGTACAGAAATAGATTTACAAATAGAAGCTTTGAGTATAGAAAATGCAGATGTAAGCAATACTGCTGCTATTGCACAAAGCAAACTTGCAATGAATACAGCAGGTACACGAGCAAATTCTACAGGGATTGCACAAAGTGATCTAGGTGTTGCTACATTTAAAGATACAGAGTTTACAGAAACCAATGGATTTGTTGAATTACAAACAAGTTCAAGCACTTCAACAGGTGTTGCACCTAGCAAACTTCAACATATTGCTACTGATACAGTTCTTGGAAGAAGTGCTGCAGGAAATGGTGCTGTAAGTGCTATAGGTTTTAACACAATACTTGATGAAGGCGGAGCACTTAGAGACGGAGAATTCCCTGCATATGTTTCAGGTACTGATGTACTTGTTAGAACTGCCGCTGGAACTTACACTGTAAAAGATCTTTCAACAGGTTCAACAGGAGATACTGTTGTTCTTAGAAAAAGTGCAAGTGCAGGTGTACAGGCAGGTGCAATACAAGCAGAAGCATTTATAATTGGTGGTGATGCAACTTACGAAATATTAAGTGCAAGTGGCACAACGCTATCAATAAAAACACCAGGGCAGGCAACTATTTTAAGTGCTGTTGGTACAGATTCTAATACATTAAATGTCGACGTACATGGTTTAATCAATGTTGGTAAATCTTATGTTGATCCTAGTGCAGCATCTCCTGTGTTAGTAACATCAGAGAGTACAGCACAAACAAATACAGGCACTCCGGCTTCGGGCGGCAGGGCAGGCAAAGGATTTTTAGCCAGCAACTGGGTGTACACTAAAGGTATAGAAGCCTTAGATGAAGGAGCAAATGGCGGATCTAATTCTACTGGTATTGTTTTCGGTGCAAATGTAGGATTTGCTGAAGGTGGTGCAAATACTATTGTTGCATTTACAAATGGATCTGCTAGTGCAAGAATTAACACTAGCGGTTTACAAGTCGATAGTATTACAAGTTTAACCACAGATACAGATTTAACATTAAGCGGTAACGGTACAGGTATTGTTACAATAAGCGACAGTTTAGATGTAAACAGTATAGAATCAAGCAGTACAGATACAAACTTAACATTGTCTGCAAACGGCACAGGTGTTGTTAATGTTAACGATACGCTTTCTGTAGCAACTAATCTTAATGTAAGCGGAACATCTAATTTGAATGGTTCTGTTAATTTAGGAGATAATGCGGCGGCAGATACAGTTACATTTACATCGAGGATTGATTCTAATATAGAGCCAGACAGCACAGCAAACAATAGAAACCTTGGTGCTAGTGCGAGAAAATGGAATACTGTATATGCAACAACATTTGAAGGGACCGCAACATCGGCACAATACGCTGACTTGGCTGAGAACTATCTAGCAGATGCTGAATATGAAGAAGGTACTGTTCTAGTGTTTGGTGGCGATGAAGAAGTTACTGTAACAAACACCAAAGGTAACACAAGAGTTGCTGGTGTAGTTTCAACTAATCCTGCACATTTGATGAATTCAAATTTAGAAGGTAAGCATGTGAGTGCAATAGCACTACAAGGGCGTGTACCATGTAAGGTTCTAGGACAAGTATCTAAAGGAGACATGCTAGTCACAAGTGCCATACCAGGATATGCAATAGTTAATAATTCGCCAGGAGTTGGACAAGTCATAGGTAAAGCAGTTGGCGCTAAAGATGATGACGGCAAAGGCACAGTTGAAGTTGTGGTAGGGAGAGTATAATGGCTAAGAAAACTATCAATGTTGGTACAAGTGTAAACAAAGGTGATGGTGATCCTTTACGTACAGCATTTATTAAAATTAATGATAACTTTGATGAATTATATGCTGCAACCACATTAGATCTTGATAACATAGGATCTAATATGATTCCAGATACTGACGGTACATATGCGCTTGGTAGTGCAAGTAAACAGTGGACAGATCTATATGTAAAAGATTTTATCTATCTTGGTAATGCAAGACTTCAAGCAGATGCTGATGGAAATCTAGTAGTTAATGGTGCAAGTATCAAAGTAGATGCCGATGTAACAGGAACTATTTTTGCAGATGATTCAACTCTTTTAGTAGATGGTATAAATGCAAAAATAGTAGGACCTACAGAACCTTCAAGTTTTAAAGCACCTATGCTGACACAGGCACAAGTAGATGCACTTACACCTGAAGAAGGATTAATGGTGTACAATACAACAACAGGAAAGTTTCAAGGATATGCGGCAGACGCAAATAACGACAGTGTTGCTGGCTGGGCAGATCTACACTAAATATACATATAGGAAAACAAAATGGCAGTAAGATATCCACTCGTAGTTGACACAACAGATAACAATAAAATTAAAGAATTGCCATCAGGTGATAGTTTAAATCTTAGTGGTAATAATATAGTGAATGTTGTAAATGTTACAGCAAGCGGCACATTGACTGTACAAAACCTTGCTGTAGAAACTAGCAATTTTACAGTAAATGGCAACAATCTGAATACTATTGCATTTACAGGCAGTTATACAGACTTGTCTAACACACCTACTCTTTTTGATGGAGTATATGCATCATTAACTGGAAAGCCTACCATACCTGGCAGTATAGAAGATTTAGCAAATGTTGGATCAACAGCGCCAACAAATGGACAAGTTTTAGTTTATGATAGTACACTCGGAAGATACGAACCCGGAAACATTAATGCTAATTTTAGCACTCAATTTGGTTTAGAAGATATTGATAATTTAAACAATGTTATTTTCACAGGCGATAAAACAAATGATGTACTTAAATTTGTAGGTGGTGTTTGGGTAAATGCAAAAGTTGATTACTCTGAACTTACAAGTACAACCAATGTTGTCGAGCAAGGTGATACACTTTCAGGATCAGTAATAGGTGATGTAAAAGGAAGTATTTTTGCTGACGATTCAAAACTAATGATGGACGGACTTACTGGAACATTATACGGTCCCATGATTGGAGATGTAACAGGAAGTGTATTTGGTGACGACTCTACACTTCTTGTAGATGGTGTAAGTGGAACAATAAACTCATCAGCACTTACTATGCCTATTCAAATACCTGACGGCAGTATAAGTTCTAACTACATAGGATTTGGTGCAGACGATGACCTAAAAATATTTCATAACGGAAATCATTCAATAGTAAGAGAAACAGGCACAGGAAGCCTTTATCTTCAAAGTAACAACAATGTTATTCTTGGTAGTGACAGTGATACTGAAACCTATGTCAAAGGCATTTACAATGGAGCAGTTGAACTTTACCACGACAATGTTAAAAAGTTAGAAACAACTACAAATGGTATTGAAGTTGAAGGATCAGTAACAAGTAATTTTATCGGAAGTGTTTTTGCAGATGATAGTAGTCAAATGTTGGATGCAGAATCCCAAACACTCTACGGCACAATAGTAGCTACAGCAGGAACAGCACCAACAGTTTCTGGGCAACCAGGTGCAGTAGGAGAAATAAGATTTGATGACAACTACATTTACGTAAAAACAAGTGGAGCAGGATGGAAACGTGCATCACTGAGCGGATTAGTTTAACGGAGAAATAAATGGCGATACAAAGTATTAACATAGGTAATATTGCAAACGACGGTACAGGTGATGATCTCCGTGATGCATTTATAAAGGTAAACAATAACTTTTCTGATTTAGATACCAGATTAAGCTCTGCATCAGATACAGATGCAGAAAATATTGGTAGCGGGACTGGTATATTTTATGATAGAGTAGCAAATAATTTACAATTTAAAAGTCTAGTTGGCTCAGGAATTAACATCACAAATTCTGCCACAGAAATCACTCTTACCTCTAATGCTATTAGTCAATTGACAATGGTAAGCGACAGCGGAAGCATAGTGCTGACAAAAACTGCAAACAGTTTAAATTTATACGGCGGAACAAATGTTAACACAAGAGTAAGTGGAACACAAATTTTTATTGATGTTGATTCAAGTAATTTAGTACAATCAGACTTAAATCCTACACTAGGTGGAAATTTAGATGTCAATCAAAACTCTATAACAAATGCGCTGAATGTAAATTCTGATACTTTCACAGGTAATCTGACAGGATTAGTACACGGTATTGATATACGTAATATCAACGGATTTTTGGATGGATTTGATTTTAACGGTTTAGTAAAACAAGCTTCAAATTTAGTTGATTGGATAAATTTAACCACAGATGTTGATTATGGGACTTTTACATCGCCTATTGATATCACAAGTGATTTTGGATCATTAGCATAACTCCGATAAATATACTAAAGGAGTAAAATATGTCAGAAGTATGGACTAGCAGATCTGGTAGTGTTTTAGCATCAATAGAAGAACAACAAACTATTAGTATTGCACTGCCTATTAACGGTGTGCACCTTCCTTTGAGTTCTACTGGCGTAACAATTCAACTAATTAGTGGTAGTTTACCACAAGGTATGCGCCTTAATGCACACGAAATAGTTGGCACTCCTTATGAAGTTAGAATAGACACAGTTTCTACATTTGTTGTCAGAGCAACTGTCAATAATCAAATATATGATAGAACTTTTAAAATTATAGTTACTGGTCCTGACGATCCTACATGGCGAACAGCTGAAGGCACATTACCTGTTGGGCCTAACAATACTTTTTTTATAATAGATAGTGCGCCTTTAGATTTTCAATTAGATGCATATGATCCTGATGTGATTGCAGGAGATAATTTAGAATATTATATTAAAGAAGGGAACGGTGAGCTACCTCCTGGTATACAATTAACTACTGATGGTAGACTTGTAGGAATAGTAGAACCTATACTTGCTCTTGAAAAAGCAGCAAAAGAGGGAAGATATGATGAAGCAAATTACGGAAACTTTCCTTATGATTTTGCAGCAAGATCATCAAATGGTTATGATAGTTTTTATTACGATACTGGCATTTATGACATTAATGTTCCCACTAAGTCTCCTAGGAAACTAAACCGTAATTATGAATTTACTGTTTCTGTAAGCGATGGAGACAATGAAGCTGAAAGAACATTTATGATTTATGTTGTAGGTGATGATTTCTTAAAAGCAGATAATACGTTAATGCAGGTAGCAAATGGTGTGTTCACAGCGGATATCACTAACGTAAGAGTTCCGATTTGGTTGACTCCTGCAAACTTAGGATTTAAGAGAGCAAACAATTATGTAACTGTATATCTTGATGTATTAGATCCTAATACAATTGATGGTATTATATATTATGAATTAAAATCCATAAATGATGACAATTCAGAAAGTATATTGCCACCTGGTTTATCTTTAGATAGTACATCTC